TCTAAAATTTATAACATGAGGTGTTATACCGTGTCGATCAAACGCATCAAATATTTCCTTATTATAATTATTTACTATGCAATTTTGTTCATCAATTGGTAATAGATTGATATCAAAAACAGTTTCCTCTGCATACGTGACCCAATGATCTAACCAAGTATCAATGTAATCTATTAGATCTTGATTGTCCTCCTCTCCTTTGATCCACCACCTTCCTCTATTTTTTTCTTTCATTTTAAGAAATGGTTTCATCTGCATCCACCCACTTTTTACTTTGACCACTTCCCAACCAGGATAATAATCCTTGTAATGTTTTTCATTGTCAGTTGCTAGAATCAAACCCTCTTTGACGGGGTGCATTGCACCATCACCATGACCAGGTGCATCAATACAATGAACTCTGTGATTTGGAAACAATCTCCTCCATTTTTTTAAGAACGATTCTTCATTTAGTTTTGATATTATATTAATGTAATTGAAGAATAAATCTTTTCCTAATCTCCAACAATTCGCACTATTAATATATTGATCGTAGACTATGGGGACATTATTTTTTTCTAACCATTCTCTGACACTGTTCCACGCATATACTTTCTTATTATTAGGAAATTTTTTATTAGATCCTATGGTATTTGTTTCTGATGCTATTATAACTTTTTCCAATTCCTCTCGATCTATTCCCAAGAGAAATTTCCAAGGACAATTTTCAATATCTTTTCTATTTCTAAAAGATTCCAGTGCTGCTTTCTGTGACAGTGGTCTTCCAGGTTGTAAAAGATCCTCAAAATACTTTGCTAAGACCTCTTCTCTATTTCTTCGCACTTTATTATCAGATGATAGATTTTTATTCATCATCCCAAAATATAAACTTTCTACGTCAAAATTTTCTCCGTAATTAGGACTAGGCATATAAAAAGTATCTCCTACCATCGCACTAAAATCTCTAGGGATCATCGGTGGAGCAGCAGTCAACACACCACGATTATCTTTATAGTCATCAATGTTATCAGACATATCAAGTCTAAGGACTTCTACATTGAACTCCTCCAGTTTACTTATTAATTTTTGATAATCCTCTTCAGTCTCTATGGCAACACGTTCCATAGCAGACCTTACCTTTACATTTTTAATCTCACTATAAAATTCTGGAGGGTATGATCTTCCAACAACACATACTTTGAGTGGATCAAAACACTGGTGAACAGAAATCATAATAAAATCATTTTTATTATATATCAATCAAAATGATATGACCTATACCAATCATACCATTTACTAACTTGTTTTTTTGCTTCTATATGTAAAGGATCTTTTGCCCATGACATTACGTCTTGTTTTGTTTGCCACTTGCTTATTGTAATCTCTACACCGTCAACAGTCTCACTCTCAAGACCAATAAATCCACCTAATTTTTTTGCACTAGCATATAACTCATCATTGTACTTCTCATACTCAGATGACAAATCTTTTACACCACCAATAAAAATAACTCTGTACATAAAAAAAGACCCCTATTATCTAGGGGTCGATCCATCTCGAACAAATATATTTATCCGATTGTTGGTGCAGTAAGTGCAACTGTTGAAGACTCAGCACATGCTAGGTCTAATGGGAAGTTGTGTGCATTTCTCTCATGCATTACTTCCATACCTAAGTTTGCTCTGTTCAATACATCTGCCCATGTTGGTACAATCTTACCATTTGTGTCCACTACAGACTGGTTGAAGTTGAAACCATTTAGGTTGAATGCCATTGTGCAGATACCCATTGAAGTCAACCAAACGCAGACTACTGGGAATACAGCAAGGAAGAATCTACCAAAGTATCCGTGTGCAGCAACGATGTTATATGTTTCTTCCTCTTGTCCAAACTTGTAACCATAGTTCTGAGAAGTAAGACCTGTTGTTTCTCTGATAAGAGAAGATGTTACTAATGAACCATGCATAGCAGAGAATAATGCTCCACCGAACATACCTGCTACACCTGCCATATGGAATGGGTGCATCAATATGTTATGTTCTGCTTGGAATACGAACATGAAGTTGAATGTTCCTGAGATACCTAGAGGCATACCATCAGAGAATGAACCCTGACCGAATGGATACACTAAGAATACAGCAAAGGCAGCAGATACAGGAGCTGAGTATGCTACACAGATCCATGGTCTCATACCTAAACGGTAGGAGAGTTCCCACTGTCTTCCCATGTATGCAGAGATACCAATGAGGAAGTGGAAGATTACCAACTGGTAAGGACCACCATTGTA